CCATCCTGCAAAGCAGTATTTAATAAAACGAAAACTGCCTGAGGATTATTTTGACCGATTATATTATTGTGACAAGTTCCAAGCATTTGTAAATAAGTTGCGACCTGGAACTTTTGATAGTCTAAATAAGAAGTACGAACATCCTAGATTGATAATACCTTTTTATGATGTTGGTGGTGAAGTCTTTGCTTTACAAGGCAGAGCATTTGGTAAAGAACAACCAAAATATCTAACAATAAAACTACAGGAAAACAAACAAAAAATATTTGGCCTAGAACGAATTAATCTACACAAAAGATTATACATAGTTGAAGGTCCATTAGATAGTTTGTTCCTAGAAAATTGTCTTGCGGCTGGTGGTGCTGATATACAACTACCTGTTGAAAAGAAAGATGTTGTTTTTATATTTGATAATGAACCTAGAAATAAAGAAATTATAGATAGAATGTATAAGATGATTGATAAAGATTATATGATAACAATATGGCCAGAGGGAACAAAAGAAAAAGATATTAACGAAATGATAATGTACGGCAAGACAAAAGAACAAATACAAAAAATTATATCCGACAATACCTATTCAGGTCTGTCAGCAATCACTCAATTAAATTCATATAAACGTTGTTAAGGGGAGAAATATGGTAACAGGAAACGAGTCTATTAATGTCAAAAAAAGAAACGACAGAGGAATGGAACCTCTTAATATTGAAAAGATACACGAAATGGTGGAGTATGCTTGTGAAGATATAACAGGAGTATCTGCCTCACAAGTAGAAATGAAAAGTGGTTTACAATTCTACGATGGTATTACAACAGATGAAATACAACAAATTTTAGTCAAGTCAGCTGCAGACCTAATTGACTTAAACTATCCTAATTACACTTATGTGGCATCCAGATTATTACTTTACAGTTTAAGAAAACAAGTTATAGGTAAATTATGGGATCATCCACATTTATACGACCACGTAAAAAAAGTTATAGAGTTAGGATTATATGATAAACAAATTTTAGAAAGTTATCAAAGAAAAGATTTTGATAGAATGGAAAATTGGATTAATCACAATAGAGATTATGATTTCACTTATGCAGGATTAAGACAAGTAATAGACAAATATTTGGTACAAGATAGAAGTACAAATGAAATCTTTGAAACTCCACAGTTTATGTATATGATGATTGCTGCTACGTTGTTTGCCAAATATCCAAAAGAAACGAGGATGACATATGTTAAAAAATACTATGACGCAATTTCGCAATTCAAAATCAATATTCCTACGCCTGTTATGGCTGGTGTTCGCACCCCTTTACGTCAGTATGCAAGTTGTGTACTGGTTGATATTGATGATACTCTTCCTTCTATCTTCTCTGGTGATATGGCTATTGGAAGATATATCGCACAAAGAGCAGGAATTGGTATCAACGCAGGACGTATTCGTGGAATCAATGCAAGAATCCGAGGCGGGGAAGTCCAGCATACTGGAGTTATACCTTTTCTTAAAAAGTTTGAGGCAACGGTTAAGTGTTGCACTCAAAATGGAGTAAGAGGTGGTTCTGCTACAGTACACTTTCCTATTTGGCACCAAGAAATAAAAGATATTATTGTATTAAAAAACAATAAAGGTAGTGAAGATAATAGAGTTAGAAAATTAGATTATTCAATACAATTATCAAAACTATTTTATGAAAGATTTATAAACAACCAAGACATAACTTTATTTTCACCACACGAAGTACCAGAACTATATGAGGCTTGGGGTACACCAGAGTTTGATGAACTGTACGAAAAAGCAGAAAGAAAAATTAGCGTTAAGAAAAAGAAAGTTAACGCACAAGAATTATTTTTTGACATACTAAAAGAAAGAGCGGAAACAGGTCGTATCTATATTATGAATATTGACCATTGTAATACTCACTCATCTTTTAAAGATAAGATTTCAATGTCTAATCTGTGTCAGGAAATAACTTTACCAACCACTCCAATACAACACATTGATGGAGAAGGTGAAATTGCTTTATGTATTTTATCTGCCATCAATGTGGGTAAAATAAACAAAAGAGATGAATTAGAACCATTATGTGATTTAGCAGTAAGAAGTTTAGATGAAATAATTGATCATCAAAAATATCCTATCAATGCTGCCGAAGTATCAACAAAGGCAAGAAGAAGTTTAGGCATTGGCTATATAGGTCTTGCTCATTATCTTGCTAAAAAAGGATACAAGTATGATCAAAAACTTGCGTGGAGACAAGTTGATAAACTAACAGAAGCATTTCAATATTTCTTGTTAAAATCAAGTAATCAACTTGCAAAAGAAAAAGGTAAATGTGCTTATTTTGATAAAACAAAATATGCAGATGGTATTTTACCTATTGATACTTACAAAAAAGACGTAGATGAATTAGTAAAAAGAGATTACACTTACGATTGGGAATGGTTAAGAAAAGAAATTAAAGAAAGTGGTTTAAGACACTCAACACTCTCAGCTCAAATGCCTAGTGAATCATCATCTGTTGTTTCAAATGCAACAAATGGTATTGAACCACCAAGAGATTATCTATCTGTTAAAAAATCTAAAAAAGGACCATTAAAACAAATTGTGCCTGAATATAATAAACTAAAAAACTTTTACACACTTCTTTGGGATATGAAGGGGAATGAAGGATATATAAATATCGTTGCAGTAATGCAAAAGTATTTTGATCAAGCAATAAGTGGTAACTGGTCTTATAATCCTGAAAATTATACTGATGGACAAGTGCCTGTATCAGTAATGGCACAAGACTTATTGACTACGTATAAATTAGGTTGGAAGACTTCTTATTATCAAAACACTTATGATAGTAAGAGAGAAGAAGAAGAACCTGCTCATCCAGTTGGGTTCCATGATAATGTACCTGAAGAAAAACAAGAAGTAAAAGAGGAAGAGGATCCAGAAAACTGTGATTCTTGCACAATTTAATGAAAACAGTATTCAATAAAGATAAAAAACTAGACAGTACAAAACAACCAATGTTTTTTGGTGCTGATTTAGCTGTACAACGATATGATACATTTAAGTATCCTGTTTTTGATAGATTAACACAACAACAATTAGGTTTCTTCTGGCGACCTGAAGAAGTGTCTTTACAAAAAGATAGAAACGATTACTCTCAATTATCAGAGTCTCAAAAGTTTATTTTTACATCTAATCTTAAATATCAAACAATGTTAGATTCAGTACAAGGTAGAGGTCCATGTTTAGCATTTTTACCATTTGTATCAATACCAGAACTAGAAGGTGCAATTGTAGCTTGGGATTTTATGGAAACAATTCACAGTAGAAGTTATACATACATTATTAAAAATCTATATTCTAATCCATCTGAAGTATTTGATACAATTATACAAGATGAAAAGATAGAAAAGAGAGCAAAGTCAGTTACAGAAGCATACGATAAGTTAATTGATTTAGGTTACAAATATAAACTAGATCCAAAGTCAGTTGATGAGTACGAACTAAAGAAAGCATTATGGCTTGCATTAGTAACTGTAAACGTATTAGAAGGTTTAAGATTTTATGTATCGTTTGCTTGTTCATTTGCATTTGGTGAATTAAAACTAATGGAAGGTTCTGCTAAAATATTATCATTAATTGCTAGAGATGAATCACAACATTTAGCAATGTCACAAAATATTATTAACGCATACAGAAACAAAGAAAATGATAAAGTGATGAATAAGATAATAAAAGATACTGAACAAGAAGTATATAAAATTTATGATGAGGCTGTTCAGGAAGAAAAGAGATGGGCAACTTATTTGTTTCAAAAAGGTTCTATGATAGGTCTTTCTGAAAAACTATTACACCAATATGTTGAATATATAGCAAATAGAAGAATGAGAGTGATTGGATTAGAGCAGAGATATGAACAGTCATCAAACAATAATCCATTACCGTGGACACAACATTGGTTTAATAGTCGCTCACTACAAAACGCACCACAAGAAACTGAAATAGAAAGTTATGTAATTGGTGGTGTAAAACAAGACGTTAAAAAGGATCAATTTAAAACTTTTAAACTATAATGACAACACTTACTCCACCAAATTTAAATCAGACCACTATTTCTTGTAAGAATTGTGATGTATCATATCACGTTAGTTGGGATGATAAAGATACAGAACCATCAACTTGTCCTTTTTGTGGTGCAGACACTTCTATAGAAGAAGAGGATGCAATATTTGATAATGAAGAAGAACAAGACGATTGGAATTGATTATAGTTTAAGTAGTCCTGCTATCTGTGTATGTAAAGGACCATTTAAATTTGAAAACTGTAAGATATATTATCTTACAAATGTAAAAAAATATGAAGGCAATTTTTGTAATGGTAAAATAAATGGCAGACTTCATCTACCCTATACCTCCGAGACACAACGACACGACCAGATATCCGATTGGGCGATTTCTATTATTGACACTGCTATTGGTAATATTTTTGTAGAAGGCTATTCATTTGGTAGTAAAGGACTTGTGTTTAATCTAGCAGAAAACATGGGTGCTCTTAAACATAAATTATACAAACTTAATAAAAGATTTGAAAGTATTGTACCTGGTCAAGTAAAAAAGAATGCTACTGGTAAAGGCAACGCAGATAAACTTAAAATGTATGAGCAGTTTGTAAAAGATACAGGCATTGATTTAGTAAAAGAGTTTGATCAGACAAAACTAAACAATCCCGTAACAGATATTGTTGATTCGTTCTATGTTGCTAAGGCTGGATACGACAGAAAATAGACAAGAATCAGTCAAAAGTGCGACAAAATTGCACATTTATACCTCAAAAACCTAGTAAAATCAACACTTTTTATTGCTTGACTTTTGGCTATTTTTAGTGTAGCGTATATGTATATGACAAAAAAAATAAACTATAAAAAGGACAACACAATGAAAAATACAACTACTTTAAGAATTACAAACACTAGAAATGTACAAGTAGAAAAACTTCCGTCTTATACACCGAAGTATGCAGAAAAACACACTATTAAATCACACTTTAAAAATAGATATTTTGTCGGCGGTACAAAACCAACTGCTAGAATATCAAATGTTTATAATAACGCATATGCAAATTATAAAACAAATGAAGTTGTAAATCATATCACAAAATACAAAAAAGTTGAAAAGGAGGCGGCATAATGACAAAAGAATTATACAAATCATTTAACGTTGTTTACAAAAGAGAATACTTTGATTCCGAAGACGCAGAATATTTTTGGTCAAGTTATTCAATGTATAAAAATGTACCTATTTCTAAAATTAAGTATTATAGAAAACAGTTGTTAAAGTTTAAAGATTATATGGATAAGTCTTTTAAAGAAGACGCAACAAACTTTGCTGGCGCTACTGCTATTGAGATAATCTATCCAGACGAATACTATCAAACTTATGAAGATGTATTTGGACCAGAAACGGCTGCAGGTGACCATAATTTGTTTAATGACTTTGGTCAATTATACAAAAGACAGGGTTTTAGAAAAGACTTTGATCCCGACACAACAAAAAATTATAAAACTAAAAGAGAAT